CTATCTCTAAGCGCAGTAAATAATAAATCCACAGGTTTGGGTGGGTCTTCAAGCCCGGCTGGCTGGAAGCAATATATGGTAGAATTTTTTGGAATAGTATTTACAAATTCTTTTGGGTTTTTAATCTTATCGATATTGATAAATTTATCAATAAGAACATTGAGAACATAATTCATGAGGGCCGTATTTAATGGCTCCGTATTTATATTGTCACTTGGAATATATTCAATATCTTCACGATCGTGGATGAAATAAAATTTGGAGTGTGCCTTGTTGATAAATTTATCAAAACCACATATATATTCAATATTCATATTTTTTTGGGTTCATTTTTTATATTGTATATATAACTACGGAAACCCATAACAATATTAATTTATATAAAATTTTAACAATATTTAATGAAATTTAACAAAAATACAACATAAATTACAAATTTAATGTTAAATTTTTAGAAGGAAGAAAACGATGAGTGAAGAAGTATATCAACAGAACGGACAAGTCAACAACGATTTCGCTGGTTCTGGGCTGGTGCAACAAAACAATCCATCCCCAATATCATCGGCGGAAAATGTCGGATTTAATCCAAATCGAGTAGATCCCACTACCGGGGCCGCTCCAATGTTCGCGGGGCAACAGGTGAGTAGAACGTTGTATGGTAAAGATTCGGGATCATCTCCAGGAATTCAGGCTGCGGCTCCTGGCACCCAGCCCCTGGTGCAACATGCGGGATCCGTCCGAGTCATACCAAAGAACGAGGATGGTGGCGTTGGTAAGATGTATAAGTATATATCGGGGACTAATACAGGAAGAAGAGAAACGGTCAAACATACTGAGCAACAGGGAGAGAAATATTATTTTCTCTTTGAGTCCGGAAATCGAATGCTAACGTCGGAAGTGATGCAACAGATGAGAGAAGTTGATGTAATGAAAGAACATAAAGTTGACGGATTAAGATTTGACGATGAGCCGGATCCATTAAATATCAGGCCCACACAATATAACCAGGACCATGGGGCATCAGCTCCAGTGGCCCCGGATATTCTTCCAGTTCGGACTCAATTTGAAAGTGCGTTACCGGAAGGATTTGAACGAGTTGGAAGTTCGGCCCCACAACAACAAGCTAAGATGAATCAGGCTGTGGTGCCTGTGGTGGATGCAAATGACCCAGTTCTACAATTATTAAATAAGATGAAAAAGGTGAATCGTGAAGTTCATTTAGAATTGGCATTGCCAATTCCAAGCAAGGAATTATATAACATGATATATGATTCATTTGAGGATGGGGGAGATGCAGTCATTGAATATCTGTTTCAGGGATCTCACCTGGAGACATTTAAGGAGCAAATGAAAGATGCCCTATATTTCTTTTATAATGGTGAGGAGAGACCAGTTGAAGAGGTGGTGGTGGAAGAAGAAGTTGTAGAAGAAGAGGATATCACAAAGGCGAAAGATATTTCAAAAAAAATAAACTTGGCTTTGAGTTTCGACACAAATCTTCCTGAGAAGTCGGATTCGTGGAAAACAAAGGGGCAACCAAAAAGTAGATCTTTTTGGAAATAATTTATAAAATAAAAAAGGAATAAAAATGGTGAAGGATGTAAAATACGAAAATGACTATTTTGCCGTAGTAGAAATCGATAAGTTTCTTGGTGTGGAGCCACAGAATGAAAATGTGATTGTCGTTCCATACACGGTGAATAATTATGGAATAATGAATAAAATTGGCGTTAATTATGAAAACAACCCCCTTCGAGATGGTGGATATTCATATACAGCCGTCACGGGGGATGTGGACGACAGTGATTCCACATCATTTGATGCGGCCAAGAGAGAACTTCTGGAGGAGACTGGCTACGATGTCACTGACGATACAAAGTGGGAATATATGGGGCAACTGACCACCTCAAAGTTACTAAAACAGGAACAGCCTTGCTACATAGTGAATATTACAGACATGGAACCCCAAGAAAAAGAGGGGGATGGTTCAGATTTCGAGGCAAATTCAAAGTTTGAGATGGTGACATTGAACAGGGCCATGAAATTTCCAGATGCATATATATTATCAATGATCATGAAATACTTCGTAACAAAATACAGCAAAGTTTTTAACATTCAACAGAAAGATCTAAAATGACCGAAGAATTAAAATTTGATGAATCCGAAATTCCAAAAGTTCCTTCAAATCTTATTAATAATATGGGTGTTCATAGCCAGAGGCGTGAAGCATTTAAGTATACAATGAAGAACCAAAAAGGCGGAGACAACATGCGGGCAAGCAACGGATATCGGGAGTTAATGAATATAGAACGCAACAACAGGGACAAGTGGTTGGAGCGTATCAAGGCAACACAGACAGAGGGTCGAATAATTGCCCAACGCAATCGATCGGATGAATTTAATTCCCACAGGGAATATGATATACAGAAATCTGCGGATTATAAATCTACATTGTGTGAATTGCATGGTGAGGAAAAAGGCTTGAAAATGCACGAAAAATGGGAGAGGAAACAGAAGAAAAGGTTTGCCAAAAAAGTGGCAAGAAATACAAAAAAATAACCCATAACATGAAAGTTTTCCTCAGTCAAGATTCGAGAGAATCTATAAAGAAGAATTATAAGATATTGACAGATTCTTTGGCGGTGCTGGATGTTCCGGCCATTGCTGAAGCTGCGGCATTTGATAAATACAAAGAAGATCCATTCGAAGGATATATATTAATGCAGGAGATCATGAAGAAATTCAGGTCAATACATAATAGCAAGAGATTTAATTCTCTGTTGTATATTGTGGATGTATTGGATAGAGAAGTAATTTTTCAGCTACAAACGTATTTCCGAGAAAACGACATTTTTATTGAGAAATTTATATTGGTCGATTACGAACAAGTTTTGGATGGCAAGATTTATAAATTCTTTAGTGATGTAATTTAAAAACATAATCATATGAAAATTAACAAAGATACAGACATCGAATCAATCTCCAGGATGATTGATAAGTATCAACAGGACTTTGACAATGCAACAACTCCTGCCCAGAAGGCCAGAATATTGGTTGAATTGAATACATATAAACAGAAATATAAAATGGCAAAGTGGGAATATGATCCTGAGTTGAGTCGGATGAAAAAACTGATTAAAAAGAATAAAATTGTATGAGTGAAGAAACTGAAGAAACTGAATTTATTGAATTAACTGAAGAAGAGCAGAAGTGTTTTGACCTATATAATAAAGGTATGAAGGCGGTTCAAGCAGCAACAAGATCTAAATATACGGCATCCAACGATATCCTTGATAAACGGCGGGACTTTGAGGTTCTAAGAAGTGGAAAAAATTATACCGTTCCTTTTACTCCTGAGGAACAGGCCATGCTTGATGAGATGAAAAAGTTGCACGAGCTGGAGGCAGAATCTAAAGCTGAAGAAGAACGTCTCCAAACGAAGTTGGATGCTGAATTTGATGCGTGTTATGAATCAGCGAATCCCGGATCTCGTGATACAGAGGTTGAATCTGGTAGCCCAGAGGACGGCAAGAATGTTGATAACGCGGGAACAGAAAAGGAGCCTCCGCCTCCCCTACTTGAGTTTGATGAGGGGGACAAAAATGATCGTCTATGGAGTGGCCATTTGGCAACTAATGCTGACGCAGCAAAAAAACTTGATTCTCTTCGAAAGTCATATGCAAAAAATGGCGGAATAAAAGGATTTGAGGTCCCTTGGGATTGGAGATTAGGGAACGCATATACATACTCTGAATCGATTGGTAATCATATGCCAAAGGGTGCAGAATGGGTAGGTAGTCCCTCGATAATGAACGTCAATACATTGATAAGGTTTGGCCATGTTGCAAGCAAACACCATCATTCATTACTTCTTGACAATGAGGGGAATCATAGTTTCAAAACTGGAGGTCTCAGTCGAGCTGTTGTCAGATGGGATAGCATCGATAATAAGGACTATGGCAAAGGCGAAGACGGCGGAGGTCGAAACGTTGTATATTTGAGTCAGGGGGACAAGGAAAAGTATGGTGTGGGGGGAAATCAGGATGTCTTTGAGGACAGTTCCTCCGCTTTATATGTAGAATCGGAAGATGAGAATCAGGAAATTTGGGAAGCCACAAAGAAAGATGTGCAGTTTGATGGGAAGCCTCTTCTTGATCCGGCGGAGGTGACAGTAGACAAGATCGAGGATTCCCCTAAGCAAAATGATCCAAATAACAAGGATTTTTGGTATAATTATTTTGGCTGGGTGGAATGTGCAGACGCTCCCGGATCAAAGAATAAATTATGGGTGCTACAAGTGCATTGCCAAAAGAATAAGGATGGTACAGGTAGTTCCATTGGTGGAGACATGGCGGCCGAGGACAAGGCCTCACTGATAAAGAGAAGAACCACCGACAATGCAAAAATTGACGCACAGGTTAAAAGAGTTTGGAAATCAAAGGGATTTGTAATTGTCAAACGATTTTTGATAGAAGATACATTGACAGCAGTGAATACGGAGGCCCTTGATCCGACATTTGAAAACCTGACGAACATTGAAAATTTCATGGGCAAAGAACAGTTCATTTATAGATGGACAGATTTCTTGTATTCCAAAAATTTTGGAATTGTGCCAAATAACTATTTACTTACCTTACGCAGATACCCAATGCCGACAATGGACAATGGAAGAATATTTGGCCAAGACACATCATTAAAGAGTGTCCTGCCAATTTCCACCATGGTATGCTGGGCAGGTGAAGTTGAAGGAAATCCTCTGCAGGATATACTTGGTGTATCGTGGAAATTAAATTGGAAGGATATTTCATCCGAAACCAGTATAGTTAATGGTCAAGAGCAGGGTTCAGAATCTGGGCCATTCAAAGGAGTTTCAAAATGGCTTGGAGTTGCCGGTGCTGCAACAAGCGGTGGTAACTTTGGTGCCATTTCAGGATGGGATGATCAGAGAGCAAAGTTTGACCCCTATGACGGCGGTGCATATGCCAATAGGGTATATGGTCCCGTAAATTCAATTGTAAAGACAAAGGCAAGGGAACAGGGAATTGAATCCACCCACCCAATAACATTAAAATTTCATTATTCACTAAAATCGATTGGTGGAGTGAATCCTAAAGCGGCCATGCTGGATATATTTGCAAATTCATTGGCAATGACATACAACAATGCAGACTTCTGGGGTGGAGCGAACAGATATTTTCCAAATAAGCCACAATATCCGTTCCCAGGAAAGAAAAAGGGTCAAGATGCATGGTATAGCGGAGACGTAACAGGATTTATTGATTCTATGGGTGAGCAGCTAACATCAACAGTCTCCGGCCTTGCAGGGACATTGAAAGATTTAATGAACAATCCCGCGGCGGCATTAAAGGAAATTGCAGAAGGGGCATCTTCCGTATTCATGGCATCGAAGTCAAAAGAGAACCGTCCGGACATATTAAAATTTAAGGCTCTGTTGACAGGAGATCCAATTGGAGAATGGCATTTAACCGTTGGTAATCCATTTAATCCCATAGCAATGATTGGAAATTTGGTGGTCACAGATTCAAAGGTTCTTTTCAGTAATCAGTTAGGAAATGACGATTTTCCTGAGGACATGGAAATTGAAATTCAGTTAGATCATGCACGCCCAAGGGACAAGGGAGATTTAGAATCGATGTTCAATAGAGGTGAGGGCAGACTTCATTATGCACCATTTGGCCAGGCGGATGATTTATGGAATACAGCAAGTTCGACATCAAATTCAAAAATTGACAATTCTTGGAAGAGAGATGGTACAGATGCAGGATCCGGAATTGGTAAAACTCCTCCAACCAACAGTGATGGAGCGGTAGACAACACGATTCGAAATACCGGAAAATTGTATGGGGAGTCTTCGAAACAGGCATTTGAACTGTCACAAAAAATGGGATTCAAATCCGGAAAGTAAAATAATTAAATTTTTATGAGACTAACTTTATTAGATTATAAGCCGAAAATTACAAAGAATGGCCAAGAGATTGTTGATCTCACTCCAGCCTCTTTACGTTTCGACGCAGAGACGAGTTACATTGTAGATGCGTTCTATGTGGGAGGGGACATGCAAATGCGCCCGGATATGATAAGTCATAGAGCGTTTGGGAATATTGATAATTGGGATCTACTCTGTAAATTCAATGGTATATCGAACCCCTTTTCAATTGCTGAGGACGATTTAATTGCAGTTCCGGAGTTAAATTGGTTAATGAGTAAATTAAATGATAAGCCAATAACCAAAGACAGTAAAGACATTCGTAGCCAATATGTGGACGAGAACAAGACTCAGGATGTGGATATACGAAAAAAACAGTATAATGAGTTCGTTAAAAATTTACATAAGTCTGTATCCATATCAAATGAAAATTCAATGTATTTACCTCCAAATCTGTCACAGCCAGGAGACAAAGAAGCGACTGTTATAGGTGGGGTGGTATATTTAGGAAATGACATCTCTAAAAATAATAGTTAAGTATGGCAGACAAAGCTCCGCTTGGGAAAAATATAGGATCTATTGGTGGTGGATATCCGTTTATTGAAATTAACGGATATGGGCCATTTACAGTAGATGAGATTGTATTTTTGCAAATAGAATGCACAGATTTTTTGCCAACAATACGCCTGGTAATAAAACCAGGATCTGGATTATTTATTACAAAGCATTTCCCAAAAGATGGAGATCTTATAAATTTATTTATTAGGTCCCGAGAGGATACTTTCAAGCCAATCAAGAACGATTATTATATCACTCAAATACACACCGACGCCTCATCAGATTCTGAAGTTGGAAAAATGAAAATAGAACTAAATGGGGTATTGAGAGTCCCCATGTTATATACGGATGTCTGTAAGGCGAAGAAGGACAAAAGTTCATATGAGGCTTTACTTTCCATAGCGGAAGATTTGAAACTTGGATTTTCAAGCAATCAAGTTATGGCTAAAATGGATGACAAACAGACATGGATTGCCCCATACATCACATACAAACAATGGATACAGGAAATAGCAAATCATGCATACAGCGATGATGATTCATTTTATGAGGTGTGGATTGATTATTATTATAATTTATCTTTTATAAATATGAATACATTGGCAGCAGTTGATGATAAATTAGAACCAAAGAAGGGACTGACTCGAGGCGTATATAAAAATGATTTTGATGCCGCCTCAAAAACTGCACACACGAAGTCGGAAATTCTACTGAGTAATGAAAAAGACCAGATGTCTACCAATTATTATTTTGACTCGGCTTCTATAGTGAATACTTCGGGGGTAAAGAACATCAAAAACGGATACAGCAGGAACTTTCAGTATTATGAGAAGATTGCGGAGGAGTCCAAGCAATGGAAAATTGATCCGGTTATTACTAAGGATTCACAGAAGACGAAGGTGGTAATGAAGGGAAGAAAAAATGAGGACTGGTATCAAAAAGAGATAAAATCTGTATGGGCAGGAATTCAGTATGCCTTACCAATTCACAACACCCATAATTTTTTCAAGCATTCTAAATTTCAAAACTTACAGAATAATACTGCCCTGGATAAGTTAGAAATGGAACTAAGTTTACCGAATGTGAACTTTAATTTTTATAAGGGGCAGGTGGTCCCTGTCACATTTATAGTTTCCCAAGAGCCGAATCGTGTAAGGGAGGCTGGAACTCAAGACGATGATCCTGCAAATAATGACTGGGGTTTAGATAGGTTTTTAACAGGTCAATATATAATAACAGGTATTGATTTTGAGTGGCAAAAGGGGGCAAGTGAGCCGGATCAACAACATGGCGGAAAATATACACAATATATAACAGTTAGTCGTAGAGAATGGACCATGCCAGATGAGAATTTACCAAGGAAAAAAACATTAATTTCAAACAATGAATAACACTCAGGACAGAATAGTTCGCGGTTTTTTAGGTATGGGCCAGAATCGTCGAGTAAATAGTGATGGACAAAATTTTAGAGATCTTGTTGACGATGGCTGGGGAGACCCAACATTCATGGGATTTACGGTTAGGTTTTGGTTTAACAGAATGTATGAACCCCGAGTCGGTAGAGGATTTATAGATCCTGCATCTTCAATGTGTGGACTTTTATTGCCACCTGATGACATTGATTCGGCTGCAAATTATTTAGTAAGGACTGGGCATCAGCAGGAGTCAATATTTATCAAAGAATTTAATCATGTTCTATCGGATTTACAGACCCGAAAATCTTGGTATATACAGTCAATTTCTGGGCTGGCGTCCTTGATGGAACCCCTGAAAGATGGAAAAAATATTCGGGCACACGAGTCTGTATTGGAGTTTGAATGTCTGGAATCGATGGACATGCGAATGTCTTTCCTTGCCGATCTACACAAGAAGGGAACCTATGATATGGTCTGGAAACGGAATCTGTTGCCAGTAGAGAAGAGGAGATTTAATGTTGATATAATTGTAGCGGAAATACGAAATCTTCGTAGTTGGGATCTCACTGAGCCAATTGCTCAAACTGCAGATTCTACGAGTACAGATCCACAGACCGGAGAAGCCAGTGAACAACATGGCCCTCCTGAAGATCAATCAACATATAGTGAAGATGATGCGGCAGGAAACACACAGACCAATGCAGAAGCAGAAAGAATTGCAGCAGAGAATGAAGAAAAACAAGCTGGTAAGTCTGAGGAGACAAATGACGATGCATATTATGGAGGATCAAAAGATTCTACAACAGGTGTCAAGGCCGTGGATGATTTCTTCTCTGCATTTACAGATGATCCTAATCAGGGGGCCGGCACTCCTTTCACCAACGTGTCGGGGGATTTAGAGATACAACATTTAGAGAATGATATAAGCTATCATGTCATTCGTTGTTTGGATTGTGAATTTGAATTTGGGGCCAGTCCGTGGATTGAAACCGTGTCAAATGCGGATGTCTCAACTCCGGCAACAATGAGGTTCAAAATTAACGTCGGAGATGCATATGAGATTAATCAGTATGGCTTTTTCAATTGGGTATTGGATGATTTAAAGATACATAGTGCGGTCCCAGATGAAAGTACAGAGCCCTTATCAAAATATTCCTCACAGAAACATAATTACGGAGCTTTGCATTTTCCGGGATCATCAAGTGGGACACTTCAAGATACCTATGCCGAAATGGAAGCAAAAAAAAGTGTCGACTCTTTTGGTAAGGGTTTTATGGACACAATGGCGGCAAAATGGGAACGCTGGACATATGGTATGGGCCCGGACATCGTTGGAGAAAACATGGATGTCATTAATGATATCAGTCGTGTTGTGGGAGCGGCAACTGGAAAGAATTATTTGGCAGAGGCCGAGAAAGCGTGGAAGAAAAAAATGATGGACATTTCTTCAAGTCCCTATAATCCCGGAGGGTTAGACTTGACAGATCCAAGTGATTTAATCACATATGGTATTGCAATTAAAGATGAATTGACAGGTAAAAACAAGAGTAAAAATTACACCAAGCCTCCTATTGATCCTAACAATTTTAAAAATATATTTGGGGCCAAAATAATTCATGCTTCGGGGAGTGGACTTCCGGTGACAATTTCCAGGTCATCCGCCGCCGGCGCCTCATGGACAAAACATTTACAGGACCAGGAAATGATGGCCAATTATATTCGCCGAGCAAAAATTGGAGAAAATCCTCTTGCTGATAATAGCAAGAGTCCGTCAGGAAACTGGAAAAACGCAACGCCTAAAAACGATTTCAGTATCAGTAGAGGAGGCCTCGGAAGTAATATACATACAAATGCTATAAGTTATACACCATCCGGAAAAATTGACCATTATAAATTAACAACATATGAACTGGTTAAGGGTGTGGACCAGGTCAATTTGACAGGATATGAACCGTCTAAAGGTGTGGATCAAGTTAATTTATCAGGATATGAACCGTCTAAAGGTGTGGATCAAGTTAATTTATCAGGATATGAACCGTCTAAAGGTGTAGATCAAGTTGATTTATCAGGATATGAACCGTCTAAAGGTGTAGATCAAGTTGATTTATCAGGATATGAACCGTCAAGGGCCGTGGATCAAGTTGATTTATCAGGATATGAACCGTCAAGGGCCGTGGATCAAGTTGATTTATCAGGATATGAACCGTCAAGGGCCGTGGATCAAGTTGATTTATCAGGATATGAACCGTCAAGGGCCGTGGATCAAGTTGGATTTGACATATTAAAAATAGATGAAAAAATAACTCCTAAGAACATACATGACTAATTACAATAATTATCTTACAAATAAAGTGATAAATGAAGACCTCGTTGGTACTGTTTGGTTGGGGGAAATTGTGGATATTAATGACCCCGAAAAATTAGGCCGGGCTAAAATTCGAGTATTCGAAAAGTTTGACGAATTAGATGATGACGTATTGCCATGGGCGTCTCCGGCCCAGAGTACAATTTTTGGAGGAGGAGGCAACTTTGGTGCCGGATCATTTAGCTGCCCAAAGAAATCTTCAATCGTGAGGGTAACCTTTGAGTCCGGGGATATATATTCTCCTGAGTTTTTTGTCATAGAAAATTTAAATATGGAAATGCGTGAGGAATTGTCAGTTGGAAACAATTATGAAAATGCCCAGGTTCTGTTATGGGATTCTGATGAAAAAGTAAAGGTACTATATACAAAAGATGGAGGACTTCGAGTGTTTTTTGATGATTCTCATCTGACAATTGATCCGGCTAAGCACATAACCTTAGAACATAAAGGCGGCTCAAGTAAGATGACAATGATAGAGGGAGTAACGACACAGTTCTCGGATACGCAGCATTATATGGACGCCCCTGTCTGTAAAATCGGTAATGGAGCCTCACACCCGGCAACAAAATGTGACATGCTTTTTCAGTTATTAGGAACCTTAGGAACAATGATAGATTCGAAAGTTCCTCCAACCCCCGGCGTGGCCAAAGGATTGGTTGATGCGGGTGAGGCAATGGCTTGCAGTGCAATTGTGAAAATTGCAGATTAAAATAAATGATATATATAACTACGGAACAAAAAAATAAATAATTAAAATTTTTTAGTAATTTTTTATAGGTAAAATAATGGACGCAATTAACGTCGAAGTTGAAATTTTGGGAACGCTTTACAAAGCAAACACAGTCTCGGATCTCGTTGATATAATGGATCAAGATGACTTCACATTTGAACAACCCCACGCAATGGACAATTGGATGAATTATGGATTCGTCAAAAAAGATGTATCGGATGGTGATGTATTGAAAGTAATAGGGATTAGGGACGTAGGGAACACATATTTTGATGTATTGTGTGACAACGGAATTGAATTTAGCATTAGCATCAAGAAGGAAAGACTGTTTTTTGAAATGCGGGGGGTGAAATTTGACACCACGAAAGAATTGCAGGAATGGCTAAGAGATGACGGGAATGAATGGTTCAAATCAAACGAAAGTACACTATTTGTTGAAATAGAGGATCACATTATAAATGTCAGTTTACTTCATTCATTTTTGAATGACAAGAAACAAGAATTTTTACTGCAGGCAAGGAACGCGGACAAAGTATATACGGCCCGAGTGATTGATAAGAATGCGGGTGGGTTTATTGCGAGTATTGATGGCCTGGAAACGTTCATACCAGGGAGTTTGGCAAGTGCTAACAAGATATCAAATTTTGATGATTTGATCGGCACAGATATCTTTGTTATGTTTGAGGACTATATTTACGCAGGAGATACTTTTATAGTATCGAATAAGAAATATATCCGTCACATATTAGAAGAAAAAATACATCTATTGGCACATGACGAGAAGTATACGGGAACGATCACAGGGGTTTCAAAGTTTGGAATTTTTGTGGAATTCGATGAAATTTTCACGGGTCTTATCCATGTGTCGGAAATGACACCCGAGACCAAAGAAAACTTCGTCTATTTTCAATCCGGAGAGGAGATTTCGTTCTATGTTAAAGAGGTGGCCAAAAATAATAGAATTATTTTATCGGAGAATAAGGGCTGCTCGGTTGTGACCACATTTGAAGATTTCAGAGATGCCTGTGAGGATACCATACAGGAATGTGAAATTGTAGGAATTCGAGAAATTGGAAGTTTTGTCAAGTTCAGATTAAATGAAAATTCGTTTATTGGACTTTTTCACAACAAAGAATATCCGGAAGGCTTTGTTCCTGCTATGGGAATGAAACTACAAATAGAGATAACGGAGGTGGATGTTGACAACAATAAGATCTTCACGAGATTTGTGGAGCAACTGCCAGAAGTAAGTAAAAACGAAAACGGATAAAATGGGAGACAAAAAAGGAATAAATCCAAAATTTCATAATAACGAAATATTCACAGAGTTGGCACCAAGTTCACAGGTGGTGCCAACCGATGAATTTTTAATTGGATATGAGTTTGAATTCTTCACAAAACTATCTAAAGATGAAACGGCTGCCGGACTCACAAAAGCTCTGGCAAAAAAAGTTACCGTTCCATTTGAGACAGTCGGTTTTGGGGATAAGAAGAAGAAATCATACACTGTTCATTCCGGGGCACATATATCCGGCGATGAATTTATCCTTGAGCCGGATTACTCGGGCGGCCCCAACATGAGAGAGCTCATTACAGGCCCACTCGGTGAGTCTGAGGCTCGTATTATATTAATCAAGGTACTTCAGTGGATACAACGAAATGGCTGGACTACGGACAGGGCTGGGGTCCATATCAACATATCGTTGAGCCCGATGAGTAAGCAAAGACGGCAGTCGGACATTTCAAACATGAATATTTTGAAGATGTGTCTGTCTTTTGATGAAAATACAATTTATAATAAGTTTCCTGGGCGCAGGGGGAATACATATGCACGGAGCGTCAAAGAAATTCGCCCCGCAAATAAGTTCATGTTCAGGGAGACCTCAGGAGCGTTATTAAATAAAAATAATTATATATGGCCAACCACAAAATACTACGGGATCAATTTTTTAAAAGTTGAGAACAATTATTTGGAGTTTCGATATTTGGGCGGAGCGGACTACGAAAAGAAAACACAGAAGATCTTGGATTGTCAGGACATTTTTTGTAAGTCAATAAAACATGTGGTTGAATATCCGGAGTTCACGGAATCAGATACATTCAAATTAAAAAAGTTGCTGGAATCACATAAAAAAATAGCGACCTCGTTTTCGAATGTGGAAAAGTTTATTTATAATTATCCTGATTTCGTTGTTATGGTGAACCTCCAGAGTCACATTGGAATCACAAAGACATTTTGGTCCGTTCTTCGAGAAGGACTCTATGATTTAATTGTAAATGCCGGGGTAGAGAAGGGGTATTTCAATTATGACAGCGACACGGCGTTATTTCAAATAAAAGACGCAACACTCAAAAGCTGTAACAATATATCGAAATTTGAGATGGTCAATTGTAAGATTGACGGACTCTTGGATAATTGTAGTTTTTTGCATTGTGAAATCAAGAATAGTCATATTGAAGACTCTGAAATAGTGGGGGGGAATCTGGTTATGGATTCAAAAGTGAAATCCACCCCAATTCAGTTTTCAAATAGATTGGAGGGATGTTATGTCGAGAATGAAAAAGATGTCATAAATGGAGAATTGGAAGATTGTATCATAAGAAAAGGAACCATTGGAGAATTGGCCGTTATTAAAAATTGCATAAAAGTATAGTATGATGGAATATGAAACAATATTAGAAGCTGTTGAGTTGTTGGACCAAAAATATTTGGGGCCGGAAATTGACGTATTGGCCAAAATAGAAGAGGACTTTGCAAATTATGAATTCCTTGTTGATCTATTTGGGGTGGTCAATGAAGATGAACAACTGATCTATAAATATTATGTCGGGTCCTTAAATGAAGGGATTTCCGCCTTTGGCCATAAGATTGGGGATATGATTAGGAGTCTTGGTGCAAAAATTGGGCATGTGAAAGACTTATTGGTAACCTTGGTGAAACAGTTATCCGAAGATTGTTATGGCACGTTGTCAGTGATAACAAAAAAGTCAAGTGCAATGAATTTAAATGATGCCGTCAAGATTGTTACCAGATTTCCGGAGGTTAGAGAATATGTGAAACAGGCAGGCCCCGCAGAGAAGGAGTGGTTTGAGGACACTTGGTTGTGGCTAACTGCAAAAAGTGTCAACAAGATTAAAGCCTTGTTTGGCAAGGCCGGATATGAAGGAACCTTGAAGTATTATAAAATCAATGGGAGTTTCGATAAGATTTTACAGGGGGAACAAAAAGATGTCGATGATCTTGTGCTTAAAATTAGAAAAACTACGCCCGGGGAAGCCATACTCAAGTTCTTCCGTTTTCTGGATGGAATATTACAAAAATGGACGGGCAAAGTTGCGGACATCGCGTTGTTATCCGCCGCAAAAACTGTTGCCGTAATGGGAGGTCCCAAAGCCCCAAAGTTCAATTTAATGGGGAAGGTGTTCTGGAGAGTTCGAGATTTTTTAAAGCCCACAATAATCTCGGCCAGATGGCGCAGGGATACGGAATCTGCATTGAAGGCCGGAGGAAAAAAAGTATACAAAGGATTATTGGCGGCATTTGTTCCTGGAATGGCAGGTTGGCTTGCCTTTGCCGGAATGGCTAAATATATTGACATTACCAGAAAGGTAATTTTAATAGCAGAAGAAGAAAAATAAGTCATAGAATTATGTCAATGTCAGAAGCGGATTTCATAGAAAATGTTCAGAGAGAGATGACGGCGTCCGGGAGTTTGCCTGTGGTGCTGGAGGAACCTGAAATTAAAAGATTGATCCAAAATGAGGCGGAATTTTTCTACAGGGAATATGGTCCGGCCGTGGAAAGCACTAAGTATGTGGTGACCAAGGCGTCAATAAATAATGCACAATTTAAAGCAAGTAGAAGATTGGATTTGCCTGATTGTGTGATATCTGTTGTGAAATTCCAGGAAATTAACGGCGTTGGTCGTTTGGGAAATATTGATAGAGATTTTGCCGAGGATCGCCTGATGGCCTCCGAGATATTCCTGAGTTCTTTCCATGGGGATGACCTTGTAATGAGAACCGCTCAATATCAGTATTTTGATCTTGCAAAGGCTTTCTTCTTGGAACAAATTGCATACGATTTCAATATAAATACGAAGAGATTGACTGTTAAGGGTAGAGATCCAAAGTTTGATCTGTATATCGAGGCTTTAGTTAAAATACCATTGGAAGATTTATTCGGGGATCCATATTTCTTGAAGTATATAACTGGTAAGGCAAAGATCGCATTGGGCAGAATGCTGAGCACATATCCATTTCCAATGCCCGGAGGAGTTCCAATTAATGCAGATATGATACGGGATGAGGGCAAAGAAGAAGTTGATTGGATTCTGGAGAGAATAGATTCAGAAAATACGGTAGATTGGTTTCTGCAATACCATTAAGTTGTTGATTTTTAAGGACTTAATAAAAAAATTGAATATAAATTAACCTCACGAGAAAATTACCGATTGTTTGTTTCTTCAAAGACAAGTTCGAGAAATTACGGAGTTGAAAATCCCAGCCAGTCCCCCTCTATAAAAGATAAAAAACGTCAAACCACCCTAAAAAATTACGGAGTTGAAAATCCCAGCCAATCGGCTTCCATAAAAGATAAAAAGGTACAAACGACACTAAAAAATTACGGAGTTGAGTATACATTTCAATCTGAGGAATGTCGCAATAAGAGTCGTCAAACTACCCTAAAAAATTACGGAGTTGAAAATCCCCAACAATGCCAGGAAATACGGAACAGGACATATGACACCAATTTGGAACGATACGGAGTGAAACATCCCCTCCAATCAACGTCAATTATGAATAAAATGGTGGCTACAAATCTTGATCGATATGACGTGGAATATATTGGCCAGTCTGAGGATATAAAATTAAAAATACGAAAAGTTTGGATAGAAAAATATGGTGCGGATCATCCTGCAAAGACAGAGGCTGCAAGATTGGAAAGTAAGTTATTTAATTTACGAAATAGACTCAAGATCATAGAGGATTTTAAAGTCTTAGGATATCTATTTATTTCACATACCAATGGTCAAATATTCACATTACAGTGTCCCACCTGCAACCAGGAATTTACTCAATCCCGTGATTTTTTACGCCAGAGAATGGTCGTGTCGAAAGTTGAATTATGCACTCATTGTAATCCAATTGATACACAGGAATTGGGGGGCGAAAAGGATCTTAGTAATTTTGTAAAAAGTTTGGGAGTTGAAATCGAACGGATTTAAATTTATTGGGAACACGGCATCCGGCTATTCATGGGTGGTCAATGGGGTACGGGAATCAAGACAGAAATACATGAAGCATAAATTAGTCCGAGAGGGCTTTGATTTGACCAAAACAGAAAATGAAATTATGAGCAGTAGAGGATATAATAAGATATATAATAGTGGAAACGCAAAATATTTATTGAATAATGGAGGAGTGTAATGACATATCCAATAATGACGGCGGATGGGTATCGTGATAACATGATTGGCAAAACAGAAGTAATGAAATATGCAATAGAGATGGCTCACTATATGACAGATGTTAATGCAATGGTGTTATTGACAGGGGAAATTGGAACAGGAAAAAAGTTCTATGGACGGTATATGCATAATATTTCCCCTCGTTCATCTGCTCCGTTTCTGATCGCACATTGCCGCCCGGAACCATACAATATATCGGAGGCTGACCTGTTTGGAAGTGAAATTGGAGGCAAGGTTCGATCTGGAATCTTTGAACAAGCTTCTGGAGGGACAGTTCTCATTGAAAATTTAGATCTTTTACCCCTGGAATTTCAAAGTAAGGTCTTAAGATTACTCCAGACCAAGAAAATGTATCGGGTAGGGGGAGCCGACTTAGTGTCTGTGGATGTTCGGATAATGGCGTCCACCACACGAGATCTGAGATCTATGGCAAATATAGGATTATTTAGAGAAGATTTTTATTATGCGTTGAGGAATGGGATAATATTGTTGCCACCTCTCCGGGATCGTGGATTTGATATTATACGATACGCCAGAAATTTTCTCCGTGAATTCAATGTCAGATATCGCAGAAGAATTGTATTTCGTACTGACATTATCAGTGCAAATGCTGTTCTCATTCTCGAGGAACACCCCTGGCCCGGAAATCTCAGGGAAATGAGAAACGCAATAGAACGGGCAGTTATTATTCGTCAACAAAGTGTTGCCGGAAAACATGGTCAAGAAATTACTTCAGCTTCGTTACGATTTCTCACAGATGTTCCCATTGAAATTGATCCTGATGCAGACCCAGGGCCACCTCCCCTCAATCTTTCTGAGGGAGAATATATATTAGAGATTCCGGACATGGGGATAGGATATGATGATATTGTGAAGGATTTATTATTGAAGACGTTGAAACTAACGAGCAACAACAAAGCTAAGACGGCCAGATATTTGAGTATTTCAGTGGATTCACTAAGGAGTAAGCTCGAGAGGTACGACATTGAAATCAAGAATAAAAAGATTGTCCCAAATTTTTAATTTCTATATATACATTATAAAATAATAAAATGAAGAATGAAATATTTCAATGTGCTTGAATACGAAACACCAGAACCGACTATTATTACAGAGGAATACATATATGAATTATATGAAGGTCTTGACATAGCTAAATTTAAGAGTATTTTTAAGAAGAGTGTTACTGAGTTCAAAAATCATTTCAAATTTGTCACGACATTTGGATTGGTAATACCAATTCTATTTCCACTGGTAGAGAACCTTATTGCAAATTCTACTGTGGTGGTGGATCTTACTCCCCAAAATGTAATCTTTGCGACAGTGGCCACATTATCGATGATAATGGGAGAGAAAAAAACATCCATAGCACACTTCAGGCAAAGACTTATTTCAAATGACAAAAATTGGTCCGGAATCCTGGATAACCTGGCAAAGACATTCAAATCAGTTCAGCATTTATTTAGTAAAATTGCCGAATTGACTGGGAAGGTTATAGAGTCGTGGTGGGATATGCTATCATTTACCCTACTCCTAATTCCGTTTGTCAAGATACTAACAGAGGTAATGGTTAAACAGAACTGGTCAATTGATAATTGGCAGGGTCTGTTGGCGACATTTGCTGTCGGGATATTTACAATTGGTGGCAAGAATGTGTTACAGATGATAATAGCAACACTCAAGAAAAAACACAAGAAAATAAAATGGATTCCACCGAGTCCCACGGATGCGGATTTCACCTTTAGTGATAAGTCAGCAAGAAACATAACATAATAATACAATGCTAAGAGAGCTATATTTTCGAGATCCATCTGACCCGAAATATTCTCGTTCGAAAATGGACGAAACGGGAAAACTTGAGGCAGTCCTTTCAAAAATACGAATGATTTTGTATACCAATCGAGGGGATGTTCTTGGGGAACCAGAATTCGGTATGAGCTTAGAACAACATTTATTTGACTTCGGGTTGAATGAGGGAGCTGTCAGGGAAAAATTTCAGGCTCAGGTCGCTAAATATATTCCGGAAGCAGGAGATTTTGATATTGATTGTAGCGTTCAGATAAAAACAGACGGACTCCGGGATGTGGGATACCTATACATAACACTCCAGGGAGATCCACAAATTAATATACAATTATAAAAAATGAAAGAATTATTCAAACTTGGTCGCATCAAGGCCGAAGAAATATTAGAGGATATTAGCACATATACTCAAGATGTATATAAGCAGGCTAAACAATTATATCAAGTGTCAAGTCCCTGGGGACAAATTCAGATGGTCTTGGGAAGGCTATCACAGATGATACTATTTTATATTGAGGATGCACAGACGGAACTGAATATCAATACTGCCAGCCGTCCGGACTCAATCAGAGGGTTGGCGCAACTTGCTGGCCATGATGTCACCCGCGCTGTAGCAGCTAATGGGGATCTTTATTTGTCATATAACGGAGTCATTCCAAAGATGACAGGCACGCACGTTATCATACCAAATTATAATGTTATGAAGTGCAAGGACAATGGCTTAGAATATGTAATTGCGTTTGGTCAGGATGAAATCAAGGTTGATTTATATGGGAACAGAGAACGAACATTTTTTAAAATCTTACAAGGCACCATAGAAAATCAAACGTTCACTGGCACAGGCGCTTCGCTGCAATCATTTCCTGTGGCAGTGCCCACGGGTACAATGATCGATAATTGGTTCGTCAATGTCTATGTAAATGGTAAGAAGTGGAAGAAATATGATAGTCTATTGGACATCCCATTAGACGCAGAAGGCTACTTGGTTAAGACTGGAATCACAGGCGGAGTTGATGTATTTTTCGGAAATAGTAACTTTGGAAAGATACCAGAAAGTGGTAACATAATTGAAGTTCAGTATTTAATAACGGCTGGACTTACAGGGAATATCCGAGAGGTTGAGGGTGTTCAGTTTGAATTTGTGGACGCAGGCTATGATATTGATGGCAATGAAATAAATCTAAACGAGATATTTAATATTGGCATTTCAAACCAAATCAATTTTGGTAGTGATCCGGAGTCTACATATCTGACAAGGTTGTTGGCACCCAAAACGAGCAGATCCTATGTATTGGCCAATCCCACAAACTATGTTCACTTCTTTGAAAAGTTTCAATTGTTCAGTTATATCAATGCATATACAGAGTACAATGAATTTGATCCCTGGATTGACAATGTTATATATTTATTATTGATTCCGGATATTAACACAAGGTTTCGTGCCGGGGAAAATTATTTTACAATTCCCGTAGAATATTTCAAATTAAGTGACATTGAAAAATGGAAAGTACAAACCTTATTAGAGGAATCGGGACAAAAGATTGTCAGTACGGTAGTTTCATTTGTGGAACCAACATTCAAGAAATATGGAATTAACATAAATCTTTCTGTCTGGGAAGGCTATAGCAAAGATGTCATATATGAGAAAATAGTCTCAAATTTATCGGAATATTTTAGTAAATTTAAGAGGAAAGATTTTCTCCCCAAGTCAGACCTAATTGCAATATTGGAAACCATTGAGGGGATAGATTCTGTGAGTTTTCATTTCATTTCGGAATTAATTGAAACGGAACTCAGAAATTTGATGAGTGGTGAAACGGTCAAGTATTCAGTTTCATTGACAGAGACCCAGCGGACGCAACTCCTTACAAGATACGAAACCCTTTCGGAGGCTGGGGTCCTGACCAACGACATGAAAATAAACGAAATTTTACAGTTTCAAACTTTCAATTCATTTGTGAATTCACAATTGGATATAAATGGGGACATTGTATTGGCCAAAAATGAAATACCCCTGATTCGGGGTGGCTGGCTGGATCGAAATGGTAATTACTATTCGGATGTATTGGACAAGAACAAACTTTCGTCTGTCAATGTCGGGATCGTTAGGGAGTCGGAAGAGACAACATATGCAACAATGAACAGAGATCATATTACAAATATAAGAGAATCATAATGAGTTTCAGAGACAGTGTAAGGCACAGAAAAGATGACTTGAAACATAGAGGATATGACTACAGAGGCAATATATTCAAGAATTCCCTCTCAAGTGCATTCTTCCTTGAGGAAAAACGATCATCAATATTATTACGAATGGAGACAATGTTGATATTTTTGATAGACCAGGTTAAACATATAAAAAAGACGTTCCACTATGCACACGAAAAAAACTTCAGAGATTTTAATTAAAAGAGACAAATAAATGGCACTAAATCATTTACAATTTTTTGACAAAGCCGGAAACAACTGCACTCCCGTGCTGGATCCAATTGATAACTTTTTTAGAATCAATATGCAATTGGATTCGGTCAGTGTTGGGCTATTTGAAACTGAGCATATATTCATATATGAAGAAATTCTCAAACAGTTCCTCCCCTCCCAAACATCATTAAAAAAGCAACAAGCCGTGAATGTCTGGCAGTCAACAGAGATCCGAATTCTGAAATATTTAGAGGATCATGGTAAAACTATAATGACTGACCTGGACCAATTCTTCGCCATACAAAAAATTGGGGACGATTTGACGGGGGATTTCATACGTAATCATGCCAAACTTTTTGATCGTACGATAACGGGATCTGTTTTTTATGCAGAGAACACAGCATACGGCAGTCAATATTTAAAGACTTATGAAATAAAAGAGAGGGATAATATCCTTCAGGGGGATGACTGGAAACCAGTATTGTCTCGACCTCGTGCGAGTTACGATATCAATAATAACGAAGAGACATTTTTATATTATAGATGGAAGCCATCTGATGTGGACCTGGATGAGAAGTTATTTACATTCATGATAGATATGGAGGATCCCCGAACATATTTTAGAGGAGATAAGGCTGTATGTGAGGACGAGGGAATAAAGTACCCGTCAATTGTTCCAATACGAGACAAATATTTAATCACAAATGAATTTGAAAATCCTGATTGGAAAGTTTTATTTTCTCAATATAATTTTGAGCCAGGATCAAGTGACGATTTTGAGGATCCTCCATATCATTTGGAGACAATAATTGACGACGACACGGGAGCATATTCTCAGATCAATGTGAACGAGGTTGAACGCACCAAGATGCGTAGAAAATTGGGAACCCAGGCTACATATCTTAATGATCCATTTCAGCTAAACATTGCTATCAATTCAGACATAGAGGGGGAGTTTAACAGAACCCTTGAAGTTTATATGGTTCGTAAGACAATTGAGGAAGAGAGTGAAATTAGTGAAGGTAGACAATATAAGAAATATTATCAAAACTTTTATAAATTTGCGGAGATTTCGTTTAATGCAGAAGTCATTGGCAAGGATGAGCGCCTTGAAAAAACCCTAAATAATTTTGGTAGGGACATAGACGACTCGGAATTTTTCATTGCCAGGGACTATGATATAAATGACGATAATCCGGATTACATAAAAATTAACGAGAAGCGAAAAGAGTTGTTCTTAGAGGGTGAAGATATTTACCCATATCTCGGATCATATAAGGCCCTAACGAATGCAATAAAATATTTTGGATATTCGGATTTACAGATAAAAGAATATTTTTATAATGTAAGACTGAGTGATCCGGGCACAAAACAAATATCATATACGGCCGTCGAAATCCCGTTGGATTTGAAGGTGCCCGATGAGTCATATGACGATTACGAATACAATGAATTTGTATTTGGTAACTTGATGAATAGTGAGGATCACAAGAAGACCTCTCGCTTTGGTTTATATTACGCCCTCAATCAACTAAGTGGGACCTATGATGAATTTGGCTCCCCGATTGTGGAGGATGTGTATCTCTATACAAATGAAGAAGTTCTCATAAAACTATATGGACTGAAACAGATCTTGGAAAGAAGATTTTTACCTCATCATGCGCGTATCGTGGATATCACAGGCGAAGGAATTTATTTTGGCAAATATGAAATTAACAATTGGCAGGACAATCTAAGAATTATTGCACTCAAAGAAGGTAACTCACCAAACTTCGAGGCCATTCCATTGTCAATGGAGATCAAGGAACTTAATAAACTTTTGAACCTATACAGAAAGAATCAAGGAATTGATGATGTTGAGGAATTAACAGAGTTCACAATTATCAAGGAAATTGAAAATCGAACATTGGAGGAATTTGAACCTGGAGGGGAGATTGATTTCCCGTTCGATAAGGAATTGACGTTAGAGAAGATAATGGAATTCTACCCGGAATATGAAGAACTGAAAGCAACCATTCTTAATCACTTATTGAACATGCCATGCTATAAAGAAGTCCTTGACGAAGCTGGATTTAGCAAGTGGGAGGCAATAAATATAGCCCCAAGAACAAATTTTAAAATGTTAGGAACCCCTTGTTTGCTACGGTATTTACCAACGGAGCCAACGTGGGATGACATGAGGGTCTCCTGGGATATGTTGGATCCGAAAACGCCCAGCCTGGTAGACGACAACGCACACAGACTGTATACCTGGGATGGCCTTGGAGATTATGAGGGTTGGAAAATCAGTTGGAGAGTACGACATAACAATGACGGATATTGCTATACGACAGATGGTTTCATTCATGATAAAAAAGAAATATTAATATTCCTTCCGGCAGTTGGAAAATATGATGTGACACTGGCAGTGACAGATATTACAAACTTTCCTAATATTACGCGTCGGGATGACTATATTGAGGTGAAACCGCCCGCATTAGATTTTGTTGCATTTGGTAGATTCATAAAGCCATACGGCACATTTGATGAAATGACGGATGTTTCTTGGGATCAGGCAACAGGAACTTGGGATCAGGGAGGCCACTGTGAATTGGCATCCACTTGGGATGAAGCGGATATTGCATGGGATAGTGTGGATTATAAAAATTACATTAATCAGGACTATGTATCACCCTATATTAAGACCAATAAGATACTCAGTGTTGACAAAGATGAATGCAAGGTTACGTTGTCAGGGTCTTCGTTTTATAACCACACAGAGGCTTACAGAGACCAAAAATGGGATAATAGAGCTGTATTCTATAAGCCATCCACTAATATTCCATTGATTGATAATATGGTGGTGACTAATGCAGTGGCAGGAATAGTAGAAATCCAGGGAAATTATAAATTTAGTGTTGGGGAGGAGTTGAATGTTTATAAATATCTGTCTCTCACAGGATCAGATTTTTATTTTGAGGGTGATGCAATTTGGTGTAAGACGAACAACATTTCTGCATTTGAGGTTGGCAAGAGCATTAAATTAATTGGAAATTATACGGATAGAACACTAACAGAAGAGTATATTATTAAGGCTGTCGAGGCCGATTTTATATCCGGACTCGTCAAGGTGACTGTCATAGATGACGGATCTTTGACATATACCCCATTCGCAAATGAATTTGGTAACCTTAGTCGATATGATGAATTGGAACTAAGAAGTGATCATTATATGTTCACAATTAATTCATTTGTATATGATGAAAGTACGCAGAAGACAAAAATAACGGTGACGGATAAAGATAAAAATATCAAATATTTGAAGTTAGAAGATTTGACTGAGTATCGGGCGGCCACGGTAATGAGTTCAGGCCGGTTCGTATTCCCAATCCTGGTGACAGGGTTAGACTCATCAAATAATACAGTATTGACATTGGAATGCACGGACGCTATTTGTAGTATCACTCCATCATTTGATTTTCAGTATGCAGATTTTGACATCGATTACGCAACCAGATTTGGTAGCAGTCAAAAACTCTTCTGGGATAATTATGACAATGTGACTTGGGATGAGCTATATCATCAGACCTGGAACATGCTTGAATATACAGGAGCTCCACGATCCGGCTTTAGAATTCCTAAGGTGACTGACATGGGCACAATAGCATTTGATGAACAGATATTTACATTTGAATTTGGTAATACTGGACCCAACAATTGGATATCCAAGGGGGCTGAATTATTGAATAAATCATCATTGGAAAAAGTTGGAAGATTTGAATACTACAATATACGAAATGAATATATACAGGCAGTTGCGAAAATCGGAGCATCCTCGTCACTGGTAAGTTTGGTTGGTGGAGTGGGCATGTTGGTATCTGCCAATAGCTATCCAAACTGCAATTTCCCTTATTGGAAAGAAAGATTCTTTGACGGCTATAATAATCCGGCATTGAACAAACCAGTCAAGAGAGTTTGGGAGGAGACAGGGGCCTCATATGTCAATCCGGATGGGGACATAACATTGGCGGATCCATACGAAGACATATTATCCGGAACTTTCAACTTCAGTGACACGTTCATAAAGAGAGAAGACTTCAAGATACCAACCAACACGACCGTCTTCATAGTATTTGACAGATTTGATCAAATAGATGGGGACGCAACATTTGAGTGGGAACTATGGGAATCTTCACGTGAAAAATTGGTAATGAGATCAAAAAAATCTTACATGAATTTTAATTTCGTTGATCCGGGGGCATATTCTGTCAAACTGACAGTCACAACCAAGGGGAACCAGAAGAATGTTTACGAGAAGCGTGGGTGGATTTACGTTAAGAACGAATTGTGATATATACATTTATAAAAATAAACAAACAAAAAAAGGAATAATAATGGCACAAATTACAACACAAAGCATTGCGGGCGGAAATAGTATGTCCAGCTCACGAGAAATAATAAATAATAATTTTGGATTGGCGGCAGATGTCATTAACCAAATTCAACTTTATTTGGATATGGAAACTCTTGAGTTCACAGGATTCGAGAAGGCTTCATTTTATCAAGGAGACAAGGATACTGCAGTCCCCACACAGATTTTAATTGATACGAATGGATCAATTCGGTCTCTTGGGAACATCACAGCTGGCGGACAATTGACTGTAAATTATGGTCAATTTAGCACAGGCTTGATCGTTACGGAGGGGAACATTGATATATCTTCCTCATTGACAGATTTTAATCTGGCCGGCAACATGAACATTGGCGGGGAATTGGTACTGAAAGATTTTCAGGTTGACGGAGTAATTCCGGCGGCCCAGCGGTCATATTTTACAAATTTGGCATCCGGTGGAACATCGATGTTGATTTTAGATGGAGTGACTCCAATAGGTGGATGGTTGACAATGAAAGGTCGTAATGGTATTGTTTTGAATTGGGAAACTCCTGAATTTAATTCATTGGATGCATTATTGGATCTCTATACAATTGGACTTCTTACGACTGATGTATTAGAAGGACAGGTCGTTGAAATAGTTGCAATGATAAGTGACGCGGCAACAACAGCAGGATCTGAATTTATAATTTCATCCGACAGTGTCAAACATCCTGAAGTGACTGCACCAACCAAAGGAATTGTATTTACGAAACGTTACCAATCAGCTCGTTTAATTTACACTAACTCAAATTGGGTGGTCACGAATTTGAACGGTGCAACATACGAATAAAAATATAAGGATTGAAAATAATGAAACATTTTAAAATATTTGAAGCAAAGGCCGACAAAGATATGATCATAGTGGAGTTTTCAGGTGATGATTTTGCACTGGCTCGGGGGCCATATTTACTGGCCATGAAGTATTCTGGGGCATATGTGATGAGATGGGTAAGAACATATGACAACCCGGTATCACTACCATTTGAAAAGTTCTTCCAATATGAGTCGGACAGAAAATATTTGGAACGAGCCTTGAATAAAGGTTTCAAAGATGCAAAAGGTGATCCCCAGAAATTTATAGATCTTATGGATGAGAGAGAAGAGATGTCGATGTTCTCCTTAGCAAAGCCAAAGAAAATATTATATGTGAAACCTGTGAGAATTCTGTATACCTCTCAAACATATGATAATTATTTCTCAATAGACGAAGAGGGAAGATATAAGTTTCAAAGTATAAATAGTCCAGGTCATATGGCCGGAGCCGTATCAAACCAAATAAAAGACTGGAGCAAGATGTCCGATAAATTAAAAAAATATCTGGAGACACAGATTATAAATGGGGCATTACGAGCAAAGGGCAACAAGAAAAAATTTGCAGCGGAAATGAATAAGTTGGATAAATTCCATGGTATTTTCTATGAAAAATAAAAAATAAGGACTATAAATAATGGCTTCACAATCAGAACTAACAAAAGTATGCCCATACGTCCGGCCAGTTGCTGTCCAGGGAGGAACGTTCTATTCGTTCAGCTCGGCATCAGAAGATTTTACGCTCAGCTTCAACGAAAATTCGGCAACTAAATTCAAGTTCTCCAAATTTGCATTACTTGACATTCCGGATATAGCCAACGAGCCATATTCGAATACATTGAAATTGGACGCCATTGCAGGGGCATATAACAAACTTACAAACAATAATATAAATTTAGATTTCTCCCAGAGTTTTCAAAATTATTGTTTGAACATGGAAACCATGCTAATTTCTCAGCCAAATTACAATCACGCGGATCCCAGCACAGTATCCGAGAGAGTGTTCTTTAAGTGGTTGAAGGAGATGGGCGGATTAAGGTTTGTCAACTCATCTGATCAGCCCTCGTGGCCGACACCACTATACAAAGAAGAAGCTGAGGATAGTAGTAAGTATAGCCGAGTGGTCAAATATTTAGGTGAAATTGATTTCATAAATAATTACAGTGGACTGACAAATACATATTCCGAAATAATGGCACATATCCCCACGGAGGCCGGCGATTTTAAGGATGTATATTTCAAGAGTAGAGAGGATGATAATTACTCTACAGGAATGACCCTGTGTAGAAACGACAGTGTAGCATCAAACAATTTTTATATTGCCGGAAGAACCTACGCGGATTCACATCCAATTGGAGGCTTTGACATTCGGGCATTCTATGACAATCCATCTGGCCTGGGACAAGAGGAACAGGCAGTAAGTTCAGGCGTTCAGCAGTGGAAAAAGTTACCTGGTTCACCAGCCGAAACAAATTTACTGGCTGAATATGAAGTTGACAAATGGTGGCACCTGGCAACAAGTGACAAGCATTGCTATCACACACAACCAAGAAATACAAGTGGAATAACAAATGAAGATTTATTAATTGGAGATTCTCGATATATTAGTGGTGACAGTGTTCCATTGCAGTGGACAAAATTTAGGAGATCACAATTAGAAGCACTTGAAATTGAGTGGAACCCAAACGCATATACGCACATTGGGGACGAAACAACATGGTTGATAGATGTAGCAAGAAGCCGGGATGCCCAAGATTTCAGTTTCAATGCAGTATTATTTTATTATGATTTGTATAGTGGATCCAATTCGGAAACAGAAGAGGGTGACGGTTTTGCTGTTGATGGAGATGGCTCCATAATTGACACAGCAACAAACAATACAGAAATTTTAGCAACCAATTTATTTGGAGTGTTATTCCTTGACAACGTGGAACCGTCATCAATAGGTGGGGGATC